GTCTTAACATATCCATCATCCTTCATATAATGTGCAAGCATACGAAGCTCAAGGCCACTAGCGTCACAACCAACCAATACGTTACCTGCTTCAACAGTCCAACACTCTCTACATTCTTTTCCATAGATGCTACCTGCATTGGGAATCTGTGCCATGTTAGGACTACTGTGTGTCATCCTACCAGTTACAGCTCCATTCGTGATCACCTTACCGTGAACTCTACCGTCCTTACCTACAGCCTCTAACCAGCTTTCAATCTGAGCTACACGTTTCTGTAGCATCAGGTATTCAGCGATCATCTGAGCCTCAGGAATCTTAACCTTAGCCAGTACAGATTCATCGACAATTGGCTGTCCCTTCTCAGTAAAGTCCTTAGGCTTCCATCCTAACTCCATCAGCTTTTCTCCGATCTGCTTTCTACTTCCGGGGTTGAAAGTATCAATGCAGTCTTTGATAGGCTTTCCACTTGTCTTGTGGAACCTTGGAGTGATGACTGGAGGCCATCTCTCTTGCATCTGCTCATATATTCCTGCCATCTTTCCTTTGATGTCAGCAAGTAAGCAGGTTGCGAAGGGTAAGTCAAGTTTGAAGCCATTACGTTCCTGTTCAGCTATGATAGCAGCTACCTTATGCTCAAGATCAAGGCTTTCTTGTGAAAAGTCTTTCTTAGCGAATTCATCAGTAAGATGCTTATAAAGATTACAAGTGACCTCAACATCCCTAATGCAATAATACTCCAGAAGAGACATATGAGGAACGTTAAAGCACTCACCTTTGTACTCCTCTGGTCTGTCCATTAACCATTGCCATATCCTTTTGTAGTCAACTTTCTTTATCGATCCCATCCTGTCGCCCCAAGATTCTAAGCTGTGCCCGTTCTCTATTGAGGGATTTAACAACCTTGAGGCTATCAACGTATCGTACACTTGGCTCAAACGAATCTTCGTACCCCAGAGCCGATTCAATGTCGGGAAATCGAAGCTTATTCCGTTCTGAGCGATTATCAACGTAGTGTCCTTTAAATACTCCACGAGGTTGTTTGCTGCTTTCCATACGTTAACTTCTCCAGTGTCAATGTCCTTAGTTACTACCATCCAGATCGTGTTGTGATCTAATGTTGTCTCGATGTCTAGAACGATACGCTTCATACTCTGCCTTTAGGTCTTCATAGTGATGGATAAGTAACTGATACTTGTCTTGCAGATCATAGTACTTACTTTCCAAGTCAATCATTCTACCAGCTATCTTATCTAAGTCCATCATACCTTACCTCTATAAGTTAACTCAGGACAATAGTACACAGGAGCTTCCTTCCAGTTAGGACGATAGGTATACTTGATAACTGTTCCAACTTCTGATGCAGTCTGTACAGTTTTCTTCTTAGACCTGTAAGTTCTCTTGTGCATAGCTTTCTTGTCCTTGTTCTTCAAAGCCCACTCACGATCTCTGAGCCTACGTTGTTCAGCTCTCTGAGCAATAACTTCAGGAGGAACTTTAAGGTCAATCATACGTTGCATCCACTTAGGGATAGCTTTACTGTTATTCACTTTGCACTTGCCTCCAACGTTACACTGATGTACAATCCTACGTTACCTAAAGCATAGCCTACAAAGGCAATGCCTAAGCCCATGTTACCTTTGATCAGTAAGTCTACAGCTACCACAGTGTAGACAACCCCTACTACAGCAATTAAGGTACTACTCATCTTTAGTTTCCTCTTTCTTATCCTGCTCTTTGTCAAACTCAAAGTCACGTACTTTATCGTCCTTGTCTCTACCGAAGATAGCATCCCAGCGTGAGTCATATTCCTCTTGAGTCACACTGTAAGGTCTAGGTGAGCTTCCTTTACCGTTCATAGCACTTCCTCCTGCATCTCCATCATACGTCCAGTTTCCATGTCATACTTAAGTACACAAGCTGGGCCTGTATAGCCATTGTAACGATTCTTAGCTACAGCTATCTTAGTCATGTGACGTTCATTCTCATCCTCAGCCATGCTGTTACGCTCCAATGTGATCACAGCGTCTGACAGCTGAGCAATGGAGCCTGAGCCTCGCAGCTGAGATAACGATACAGCTTGTCCATCCTCATGTCCTGCATTACCTTGAGGTCTACGAAGGTGGCTTACACAGATCAATGTAATCTCTAGCTCTTGAACCAGTGTACGAAGCTTCGTCATCATATTATCAATAGCCTTACGCTCATCTCCAAGGTCTTGACCAGATACAACAATGCTAATATGATCAAGAAACACCACACGACAATCGCACGCTTTAGCCATATATCTGATTCTGTTTGCAATATTATCCACATCGCTGCTACCAAAATGATCAAATAGATAAATGCGATTAGATCCAAGTGTTGCATCAAAGGCATCTTTAAGTTCCTTCTCATTAGTAGGTGTATCAGGTAAGTGCAACAGCTTATTAGCGTGCAAAGACATGATACTTCTAGCTGTCTTACGAGTTGATTCTTCGAGGAATAAGCCTCCAATGTTCCACTTCGTAGTGTTCAGAATGTTAAACAAGATCTCACGTAGGAACTGACTCTTACCTAAGCCTGATCCTGCTGTGACTGTGACTAACTCCGAAGGTCGCATACCGTAGAGAAGCTTGTTCAAGCCCTTCCAAGGGTACATAGCCTCAGCCTTAGCCTCAGGTTTAATCACTTCCTCCCACAGCGATGCAGCATTGATAATCCCATCTGGAATGTAAACCTCAGCTCTCCACCACTCATTAACAAACTCTTTAGTAGCCCCTGCAATAAGGTAATCACAAGCATCTTTGTAGCCACTCAAATGCTTAACGATCTTAGCTTTCTGTCCGAACAGTTCAGCCACCTCTTTAGAGGCCTTCTTACCCGGCTCATCAGCATCGAAGCAGATAACAATATTCTCAAAGCTATTGAGCCACTCATACTGAGCTTTACAGTCCTTTAAGGCCGCCTGTGCACCATTCCGAATGGATACCGAGGGCCATTGGCTTCCGGTGAGCTGGAAACCAGCCAAGGCGTCAAGCTCTCCTTCATAGACGGTAACATACTTACCGCCGGAGTGGAACAAATGTTGACCGAAAAGTTGCGCCTCCGTAAACTGTCCACTAATTGAAAAAGTTTTGTCTGCGACTCTTCGCTGTTTATAAGCGACCAGCTGTCCTGTTCCGTTAGTGTAAGGATAATATTGTGTTGTTGCATCTTGAGTTACTCCGTACTTCTCACACGTTTGTAATGTGATACCTCTGTCAGGTATTGATTTAATAGTCCCTTTGGGTTCTATCATGACTGTCTTTCGTGGTTGTACTGCATCTCGCTTAACTGTGAAGTCATCATATTCATTCTCATGGTGAGTTTCATGGCAGTTAAAGCAATAGGTGTGATTGTCATCGTATAAAGCACCTGCGTCTGAACTACCACAGTACTCACAGGGTATGTGCTTAACAAACTTTGACTCACTTGGTTTACGTACTATGCTAAGCTTCATTGTTTAATGCCTTTCTAAGGCCTTCAATGGTCTTTAGAGCTGTTTTATCAGGGTATCCATAGTAGATGTCCCCTCGAAGCTGAAAAGCTGTGAAATCCTCTAGCATTGACAGCGTGTCAGCTAAAGCTTTAAGGCTTGAATCACCTGCTAAGGGTGTAGACGGGAAAGGCCAAGGTTTAGATTCATCAATGTTCATTTTGTGAGTACCAGTCTAATTAAAGTTACTATGAAGACAAACAGTGCCATCATCATGGACGTTCAACCACTGACAACGGATCATCTAAGGGTGAGACACATCCATCACCTAAACGTTTAATCACGACATCAGCTACGTCAGCCATAACTCTGTCACGACCATTATTCAAGATTAATTCAGCCATACTGTCAATGACAGACCAATACCAACACTCATATTTAACGACATCCATATCGACATCATCATCAATCAATTCAATAGACATAATTATCCTCCTAGGGTTAGTCTATGTTCATATCACATTATGAAACTCTGGCACTTTAAAGTTACTTTATAAGTATATTACTTATAATATTACTTTAATAGTGTATTTAACTTCTATGTTAATGTCATAGGTACTCTGTAGTACCTTTAAAGTAAGGGTAGCATACTTTTAAAGTCTTGTCAATAGTCCTTTCCGTCTAAGGTGTCACCAATGTTACTCTCTTCCTCATCGTCTACAGATTCATCCATATCATCAGCTGATATGAGGTCTTGTCTATCCTTTGTAGGCAGGTGTGAATCACTCTGTACAGTTTTGAAGCACTGTTGACATAGGTCTATAAACATACCCGTTACAGCGTGTTTACGGGTACTTTCAAAGTCTGTCAGTATCTTATCGCAGCATAGGCACTTCATGATTAGACATTCTCCGTAACTTCAATCAATTCCATCTCTTCAGGATCATAGCCCAAGGTCTCAAACACTTTACCTTCAGCTTCTTCCTCATTAGAGGCCATTACCCACACTGACTTTGTAGGGCTTACCTGATAGCAGTACTCATTCATTTTGAACTCCGTTTCTTCAATGGGTTAACTGTAGCCCATGCTTGCATATGCACTGGGTGACCATATACATCGTAGCACAGACTGTAAGCCCCGTCTATGTGCTTGAACCATAACAATCCAATATGAGTCTTTATAGGTGTTTCTTTCGGTACATCGTATAAAGGTTTTGAGGGTTGTTCATCCCAGTCTTTTAAGTCAATTTCTGATAACATAGCATTAATATCCTTACAAATTGTGTGGTTATAGTTGCAAAAGTGTTGTTTTTATGCTACAATGATACATTCTCTGGAGAATTTACCATGAAAGCACCTGAAAGAGCACGTCTCATAAAGATTTATAACCAACTTTATGAACGATTGTACCTTGAAGAAGGTTATATTTGTTTCTACTGTAACGATGAAGCTGAAGGTTTAGATCATGTGCCTCCTTTGGCTTGGATTGAGACATATTCAACAAAGACACTACGTGAAAACAAGATTCCGTTTGCTTTAATCCCTTGTTGTTCTGAATGTAACCGTTTGTTATCAGATCGTAGGCTTCTAACCGCTGAAGAGCGTCTAGAGTTCCTCGAAATGAAGTACCAAACCCTTTACACAAAGGTTGTCGCATGGGATGAAGATGAAATAACTGAGATGGGTCAATCATTTCAAAAGTCCATTAAACAATATTCCAAACGCAAGGATGAACTTGCACAGAAAATTCAAGCTGTTAAAAACAGGTCTACAAGGCCTTGGACATTCCCGACCTTCCAAAACCTTACCTGATGTTAAATGAAGGCTTAGAGAGGCCATAGAGGGCTTCTAAGCGGCTAGTTGAGTCATGGTCAGCAGTCATTTGTTCATAGTCAGCCACTTTATAGGCTTTAATTGCATCTGACTCTAAAGCATCCCATTGGTTCTGGGATAAGACATCAAAGACGTTAAAGCCCTCATAAATGACCTTATGAAAGTCAACATAGTCAGTCTCAAGGTCAATCTCACATATGACAGTGACCAAAGCTCTACTGTCAGCCAATAGCGTGTTAAAGGTGAAATGTATCATTTAAGTTTCCTAGTTATAACAAGTTTATAAAGGTTTGCAGGTTGACCCTCTAGATTGTTGTTATCTTGGAGCCATTCCTGAGCGAATGATAGCTTATTAAAGGTAGCAACTACAATGCCTGATGATATAGACACAATCTTATACATCTAGAGTCCCCTTCGAAGGGTTTAGACGCTGTACAGATTGACTCAAAAGCCACTTGTCACCTAATAGACGTACAGATCTGATCCACTTGCGACGATAATCACGCCTTACGTGCTCAGGGACGTCGTATGACTTGAATAATTCACGTGTGTGTTTTAATAGTTTAGTATTCATTTATTTAGTTCCTTAAAAGTTTTGATAGATAAACTTACCATCAGCAGTTGATCCAATAACAGTTGTGTTATCGCATAAATAATTCATTACTTGCTGAGCTTGTTCCTCATCGTTTTCATTCTCGTCAATGTCGATGGAATAATCTGAGGCAATAGCTTGCCACGATTGTTCACTGTATTCACAGCAAATGGCGATAACGTCAAGTTCAATTTCTTCGCCCGTATCAGCCTCGTATGATTCAAAATAATCCCATAATTGTTCTAAACCTTCACGACTAAAATTATCAGGACGAATAGCCTCAAAAGCAATTCTAAAATCATAGAAGTTTACAGTTGTTTTCATCATGTTTCCTTTAAAAGTAGGCCGTAGCCTTGAGTTAGTGCATCGTCAACGGGATGTTGACTGACAGTACACTGCAAAGCACTCTACCAAAGTGCTTCACGGTAGACTGTCACTTAAGCGACTCACATATAAAAGTTAGTGTGTTCAGCAGTCAGTGCATTGAACTTGTCAATGTATCGCTTAATCTGAGCTTCATCATCATTGAATGTATTATGAATAACGCTTGAACGTTCCTTGATAAGCCACTGATGATAGTAATCAGCACCTTCAACCTCAAATAAGCTTAGAGCAAATTCAGCGTCTAAGGTGGCTTGATCCTCAGGATAGTTATCGACTGCAGATTGATATAAAGACATAATAGTGTTTTCCTTTACTTAGTGAGTACGTCAAAATAGGCCAAGGCTCCGCAAGTCAGTGCAAGACCTAACAAGACTGCTGAGAGGATGTCATAAATAGTTTCTTTGCTCATAGTGTTTCCTTATTAGGCAGGGTTACACTCTTGCACTTGCTTGCATTTTAGAATGTTACATGATGGAAATATTGTATAAAACTTGTCACGTGCCTCACCCAGTGAGTTAGCACAGATAAAATAGTTGAACGTGAAGGCTGATTCCTCGATTGATGGATCGACAAAATCTTCCCCTACCAAAGCATACTGGTACATAATAAGAACCCCTTAACAGTTAACTGGTCAGCACTGCGCCTCCCATGACCTCTATTATTCAGGTCTATCTTACATGAACCTTACAACCTGCAGTTTATCCATACTTTTTCTCATGTGGTGCGTGAGTTTTCTTCATAGTGGCTGGAAGCCCCTAGAACGGCCTCAGAGCTGTTTTCACTGTTTTGGTCACTGACCCCTTGGCAGAAGTTGTCCACACTACAAGTCATAGTTGTCCACAATTCTAACTCTTATATAAGACTTAACCTGTTGATAACTGTATACCCTAGGTAGTACCTTATCCACAGCCTGTGTATAACTTGTGTATAACTTTATAGATACCCTACCTAGTATCCCTGATACCCTGCCTAGTACTGTTAAGGGTAAACCCTAAGTGCCTCTGTAGCCACCTACATCGCCCCACACACCTAGTATCTTTACAAACTTCACAGTCTATAATGTGACTACTCAGTAACTATATTAGTAAGTGTACTTATCATATGTATACTTAGTATCTTTGAAGTGAGTACTAACTAACTTGGCCTGCAAAGTGACTGGGGGGAGGGGCAACTGCTTAGTGATTACTTTTGCAGGAGCCTCTAAAGTACACAAAAAAGGTAAAATAGGACTAGGTAGACATCAGAGATAACTGTATGATAAATATAATAAAAGTAATACTCTAGAGGACAATCTAGACACCCTGAGAATGGGGAACTATAAAGTACTTAAAAGTGTGACCAAGATCACATTAGTTGTTAAAAACAACGGTAAAAGTAAAAATAAATAAGAAATTATAAGAAAAGACTTGACAAATAGACAAACATAGTGTATAATATTCTACATAGGAAATAATTGTGTTTACTAAGAAGCCTGACCCCACTTCTTAGACAGACTGAGATGTACACCCTAGTAGGGGAACATAGAAGTTAAATACACTATTAACAGTTACTTATAATATATTACTAATATAAGTACTTATAATATTTATGTTAATATTATGTCTATGTAACATTTATGTTATATGTCTTAGTACTATATAGTACTTCACTTACCAGTCTCCTATATAGGACAAAGACAAGCGATGACTAAACCAACAGGTAATAAAGTAGGACGTACCTCTAAAAGGGAACTTAAAGCTATCACTGAGAATCGTAGTGTCGGTAGACCTAAAGGTGATGCAGCTATTATCAATGAGTACAAGCTTAGGATGCTTAACTCACCTAAGAGTGCTAAGGTTCTAGAAGCTATTTATGATGCAGCTCTTAATGATGAACATAAGAATCAAGCTGCAGCATGGAAGTTAATTGTCGATAGGATTGTCCCTGTCAGTGTGTTTGAAGCTCAGAAGGCTGGTAACAATACACCAACAGTGTCTATCAACATTACAGGTTTAACGTCACCTACAATTAGTACAAGCAGTGAAGAGGAGGTTATAGATGTCTGAGTTAAACTTCCAACTGCTTAAGTGGCAGCAGAGTGTCTTTAAAGATACCACTCGCTTTAAAGTGGTAGCTGCAGGTCGAAGGTGTGGTAAGTCTAGACTGTCAGCAGTATCGTTACTGATTGAAGGTCTTAACTGTCCAGATGGGTCAGCTGTGATGTACATAGCACCTACCTTAGGGCAAGCTAGAACGATTATGTGGGACTTACTGCATGAGCTAGGTAGACCTGTGATTAAGTCTAGCCATGTGAATAACTTAGAGATTACTCTGATCAATGGTAAGAAGATCTTAGTACGAGGAGCTGATAATCCTGATAGTCTCCGAGGTGTATCGTTAGTCTACGTAGTGATGGACGAATGTGCCTTTATCAAGGAAGACGTATGGCAAAAGATCATACGAGCTTCACTGTCAGATAAGAAGGGTAGAGCTTTATTCATTAGTACTCCTAGTGGTCGTAACTGGTTCTATGATACTTTCAATCTAGGACAAGATAACACAGACGAGGAATGGAAGAGCTGGCACTTCACAACTCAGGATAATGAGACTATTGATCCTAAGGAGATTGAGGCTGCAAAGCGTACATTGAGTTCCTTTGCATTCAAGCAGGAGTACTTGTCTAGCTTTGATACAGCAGGTGCTGATGTCTTTAAAGAGGAATGGTTCAAAACTGCTGAAGAACCTAGTTATGGTACATACATTGTAGCCATTGACTTAGCAGGTTTTGAAGAGGTTGGTAAGAATGCTGGGGCATCTAAGAAGAGACTAGACGAGACAGCTATTGCAGTTGTTAAGTTAGAGGATAACGGTAACTGGTGGGTTCACAAGATACAGCATGGTCGGTGGGACATCAGAGAGACTGCAGTTAACATCTTGAA